TCAGATATAGTTACAAACTGATAAGATTCATCATCCACACTAGCACCGAACACCGTTCCTGCTGGCATAGTTGCACTTGCATTCGTTGTGTTAAGAAAAATGTCAACAACCGCGTTAGATGCTGTTGCAGAACGAGTTGTGTATCCCAAGGTCTTTGCATGAGAAACCACACTTGACCTCAGTTGAGAAGAGTCAAGGAACATCTCGTTCGCAAGCATGTTCGCATTGAAACCAAGGTAGTGCGTATTATACGCAAGAACATCCAAAAGAGCAGACAGACCAGAACCTTCGAAGTCATAGTCCTTGAACTCTGTCTGATTTCGCATGAAAAGTTTTAGGTTATCCTTAACCTCATCAAAGTCAAATTCTGTTACACTAAGTCGCTGTCTGTTTGCTGCCATTATCGTAATCTCTCTAATAGAACTTCCATGTTGACAAGTTCTGCGGGTGCATTGACAACATAAAACTCAATTGTAACATTATATGTATTGTTATCAAGATTGGGTATGGCTCTAACTCCAACGAGTTTAACCCTTGGTTCAAAGTTCTCAATCACCTCTTCGATCTTCATAGTTAGAACATATGCGGTGATAGGAGTCATAGGCTCAAATAGAATGTCTCTCACACCAGAACCAATTTCGGGATGAAAAGGTTTCTCATAGAAGTTGGTTAGAACAAGATTTCTAACAGATCGTTTGACTGCTACAAAATCTGTCACCCTGTTGATATCGTTTGTTCCCGACTTAGGACCAAAAAACAAATCTATATCGGAATACAGTTGAGCTCCACGGTCTTCACCTTGAAACGTACCATCAGTGTATGCGGTGCCATGTCTTGACATAAGTATTCCTCTTTAGTATTATTTATACATTTTCTGATGTATTATGTTTCATAATAAACTTATTATTAAACTTCCAAACGTCTTTTGCATTGACTCGAAGAAATCGTTTGTTTGTCTCATTTGTATTTGGGTTAGGAATAGTCACCATGACATTCTTACCCCTCTTAAAAGCATCAATCTGATTACTCAAGCGTGCAAGATCATTCTGCAAGTAATCTCTACGAAGTGCTTTACTCACATCCTTGTTTACGTTATTGCGTTCGCCTTTAGAAACTTGTGTCGCCCTTGATTTTTTCTTTCCCATAATATAACTCCTCTATATGTGTTTGTATTTATACTGCAATGTCAGCATCATAATTATCAAGATAGGAATACGATATATACGCTGCGTATCCACCAAATCTTTTATTCAAATTAGCATCCTCATAAAATATATTCATATTATTAATCCTTGCACTAAACTTAGTTTTTTCAATCCATACGTTTCCGTTACCAACCCTTCGGCGACCTAGACTTTTAACACTGGTAACATTGCCGGGATGATCACCCTCAAGTTTGATGGCAGAATCAAATATAATAGAACCATTTTTAATCTCAGGCTCATTAAATCCTAAAGAATCTCCAGAAACTAGAACCATATGTGGACCATACTCAGATTCATAATACGGTGGGCGGCCGGATTGAAACCATTCTTTCATCTGACCAGCAAGAACTGGATTTCCCGCAGCGATACTAGAGTTCGTCGGAGTTATGAGAAAATCTCGGATCGCAAATTGAGGGTATATATAAATTTCTTTAACAGACGTTGGTGAGTGTTGTAATTTTGTAAACTCTAACAGAAAACCATCTGATGTTTTTATGTCTGCAAATTTTACATATTCACGAGCATGTTTAGTTTTATGTATAAACCCGCCGTCGGATACGACATTATTTCCCTTTGTCGGTTCAGCAGCTCTGGCGAGAGTGGTGGTAGACCCACCGCCTTGGACAGAAACTTCTTTTGTAACTTTCGTGACTTTAAATGCTTTAGTATCTTCTTCGGGTGGTGTGGAACTAACAGTATAATCTTCTTTTTTTTGTTTTAGCTCAGCTGACGTTTTTTCAACAGCTGGATTTTGAACCACAACAGATGGAGTTTCGGGTTCTGCCGGTTTGGCTGCTTGTTTTACTGCCGGAGGTTTTTCCACTGCGGGTTCAATGCTTCCTGACTCCTTTTCAAAATTTGGAACAACGTCACATATTTCATTTTGTGCAGTTGCAGCTATAGAAAGAATAGTTTCCAGAGTCAACCCCTTATTTTCAATATCGTCCTTAAACTCTAAAGTAATTTTTGCAAGTGCAATCGCGTAACCTACACTGCCAGGAACCTGAGACAAAAGACTTTCAATTTCTGATTGCAAATTTAATTTAGATAGAGGTGATATTTCAAGAGTTTGCAATTTAGATGTTAATGCATTAATTTCGTTTTGGGATGCTTGAAATGCTGCAGCCGCAGTAGATGCTGGGTCATCCATCTTACTCTCAATCTCTGTCTTTGCATCAACAAGTTTAGATAAGACATTATTGAGTTCAATACTTGCTCCGCACAAATTACCGTTTGAAAAATCTACCATAACTATCCTCCCGCAAACACGTTGGAACTGCCAGCAGCAACAGAAGTGCAACCACTGATACCATCTCCAATTCTACCAGCACCTTTATCGTTGACAAAGACAGTCGATGAACCCGTTGCAATTGGTGCTGCATGTGATGGACAAGGCGAGCCAGGTAATAGGTGTGATGTATTGTTATCACCCTGTCTTGACCATGCAATATTATTCACAAACACAGTTGGCGAACCTACTGCTCTTGCTGGGGCGGAACAGTGTGTAACATCTGCATCACCAATTCTAGTTGCTGCGGGCACGTTCTTTCTCCATCAGTTCTTGCAGTCTCTCATTCCATACTGCCATTGTTTCATGTTGTTCATCGGTGTGATTACCATCTTCACCTTCTGGTTCTGGTGTGTCTGGCATAAACTTGATAACATTTTCAAAATCTTCTGGTATGTCTTCATATTTATCGTAAGTAACCAGTTCTCCATTCACTATAAATTGAAATTCAGACATTAGTTCAAGTCAATCCTTGCTGCGTTAATCTCAGCATTACCTGTAGAGGTATGCGCCCATGTTGTTCCTGTGGTGCTTGTCCATGCAGTACCAACAGTTTGTGTTAGTGTTGTCTCTGGATTGATAGTCATTGCAGCTGCTGACTTCATATTCAATGTGTGACCAGACTTCATACTCATAATACCCGATATGGTTGACTGTGAAAGGTTATTATTCACACTTAATAGATAATCAGAGGATGACGTTATATAGATACCTGACCCAGTTGGATTTGAATCCATCTTTTCACCACCCACGGCAAGTGTATACTGACCAGCAACAATTTCCCACTTGGATTTCTCAGAGTTAATAACAACATCACCACCGATACGACCATTAACATCCTCGTTAATATTGTATGCATGATTACCAACAATCTCCTCCTCACGATTACCACCTGGGCCTCTAGGATGATCAGCATTTGCTGCACCCACCTTGACACGATGATTCTTGTGTATCTTTTGAAAGAAGTCTCCTTCAATCTCCTGTATGTAGTCCCCCTTGATGAGTTCGCGTACCGAACCCTCAACTGTGATGTTCAGAGAACCCTTGATAACGATGTTCTCGCTACCAATTACAATTTCGTAGTTGTCTCCCATGATCTTTGTGACAACAGTACCGTCAGGGTGTATCTCTTCAAATGTCCCCGCCATGTGTTGACGATACATTCGTTCTGCGCCCGGACTATCATCCACTTCCGTAATGTGACCAGACTCAGACTCGAATACATGATTGTAAGGATATGCGGCAGAGATATATGGATTAGCATCTGCAACAATACCCTTGGGATGAGGTTCTTCCCAAAATCCGCGTGTCTCCTTTACTGCTTGATCTGACACATTGGATAAATATGGTTTGGTTGCAGTTGGAATACCTGTCTTACCACCCTGTGATTTTTCTTTATTTATTGCTGCTAGCTCAGCAGCCTTTCCTCGCGTAGCTAATTTTGCTTTTACCTTTGCAGCAGTCTCAGGTGAAACTTTACCTGATGACAAAAACTTATCTATTGATTGCTGAACGGCTCTAGCTCCTGCATCAGGCGGTGATTTATTGAATTGCGCGGCGAGTTCGACCCATTCCTCTTGACTTGCTGCAACGCTGCCCCATTTTAAAAGAAGTCTTGTTTGTTCATCCTCTGGAATTTCTGTGAATGCTGCAGCATACTCAGATGCACTCAGATTGGCAGTGTCGTTGGCAAGTTTCGAGAACTTACTAGTTGTGTCATCAGCGCTTACGGCCAATACCGTACTAAATTCAAAACCCGCGACGAGATCATCGACAGACGTTTCCGGTGGAATAGACACGTCGCCCCCTTCTACCGCGTCTTTAACAATTTTGGCAAAATTTGAAAGTGTATTCTTAAACGCTTCGCCAGCACCCGCAATAATATCTCCTGACTTATCAACGGGATCACCACGATAATGCCATAGCCTACGACTAATTAGTGAAATATGTGATTCAGAGTCTTTACCGCGAGCAAGTCGATTGGTATCTGGTTCACCAATACTGTGACCACTATGTTTTATTTCGCCGGGGTATGGCCCCATCTTGGGATCGTTTGCAAACCTTTCTTGAGGAGCCTCCTCACCGCGAGGATCATTAAAACCTTTGTTATAATCCGCTGGTGACTCAGGAACACCCGGCAATGAACCCATAATGACAGGTTGCTGTCTGTCAACATCTCGAAAGAAACCAACAACCCACGAACCTTGTGTAAGAAACGTGGGTGTATGACCTAATCCCTGCATAGAAGGATCAGTTACAGGGTGCATCACATGCGCCCACGGTAAGTCAGTAGTCTTAACCTTAGTCAAGTCTTCACTGTGTCGTCCAAGCACACGAACACGGACCCTACCCAACTGAGCAGGGTCATTCCTGTCTTCAACTACACCAACAAACCAACTGAAACCGTCTTTACCCATGAAA